TGCGTTAGCACCTTCTGATGCATTAATTCCACCTTCTTTCATTGCAGCCATAAAGAATGCTAAGTCTTTTACATCTCCACCTAGTTGCTGGATAACTGGAGCAACCTTTGGAATTGCAGTTGTAATATCATCAAGAGATACTACTGTTTGGTTTTCTACTGCGTTTAAGAAATCGATAGATGATGCAAGGTTTTCAGAAGACATCTTAAATGCATTTTGCAATGAAATTGTTGTTTCAAGTGCCTTATTGGAATCAATTTGTCCAAGAACAGAAAGTCTCGTTGCTTCTGTTGTTTGACGCTGTAGGTCGACTCCAGAAAAACCTGCTGCTGCGGCTTCTGCTGCAAGACCCACTGTTTGAGAAACAGCCACACCATATTTTGTAAACATCTGGCCAAGTGCTGTAATATTATCAAGTGCTTGGTTTGTTTCTTCTGTTGGTGTAAATAAATCACCATAGACTTTTCTAAATTTAATTGTTTGTGCTTCCATCTCCATGAAAGTACGTGTTGCTACCGTTCCCAAAGTGGCTAGTGGTAGCGTAAAGCCAACCATTAACTGGCGGCCAGCCCACTGGGTATTCTTACCAAAGTTTAAAAGATTTGTAGATCCTTGTTTAACTAACTGATTAAATATTGCTTGTTTCTGTGCTGCAATTTGTGATTGAGTAGAAAAATTACTCATATCAAGTTGGTTAGGCATAATGGCAATTGCCTTCATTACACCGCTTGTATCACGACCTAATTTTATGTACTGAGTCTGAAGTCTCTTGACACGATCATCTGCTACCTTGCCTATTGTGTCAAACTCAGATTTAAATAATTTTCCAAATGTTTTTGTTGCACCGCCTGCAAAGCGGAAATATTCTCGCATTGAGAACTTGTTTTTTTGAAGTGAATCAGTAAAAGACTCAGCAGTTGTTTTTACGGTGCGGAGTTCTGCAGAGAACGCTCCAATAGCATTTACGCTATTAAGAAAGTTTTTCTGCAGATCCCTCTGCGCCAATGCAGCAGTTTCACTGCTTTTAGCGATAGATGTATGAAACTGAGATATCTGACGTTGTAAAGCCTTTAGTTGGGCTAACGCTGCAGACGTATCAATATTAACGCCAATATTAGCATTAACATCAGCCATCTAGTTACACCTCGCTTTTTAGTTTTTGTTATTAATCGTTAGAGTCTGCAGCAAGTGTTGTACCTGATGCTGCTTCTACGATCTTGTAGACAGTTGGTAAATCTAGAAGTTCTTCTAGTTTATCAATGTCGTCGGCTAGTTCTGGCTTATACTGCTTCATAGCAATCTGAACACATTCAACAAGAAGTGTCATTGACTTCTCATTATTATCCGCCACCGCCGCAACGCCCTCAAACTTTGCCATGAATGGACGAAGTAGAGAGATTTTTAAAGGACGAACAGAAATTTCTGTACCGTCCATAAGTGTGAGTTTTTGAGCCTCATACTTTGTTGTTGCCATTTTGCCTCCTATTTTAGGTTAACCTTAATTATAGCATGAATAGGCTAATTTTTCATAAGGGATGGATCTCTTGCATCTTCATAATCAAGCCCCATTCCAATACCAAATCCAGCCTTTATAGCATTTTGTCCTTGAAGGGCTAGAACATCATTGCTGTCAGAAGTGGCTCCGCCACTAAATACCCTAGCCTTCATGTCTTCCCATTCTTTTTGACCTTTATCAGAATTAGTAGCACCATCTAGATCTACCCCCTGAATTGCTGCCAAAAACTTTTTTTCTTCATAATCTAATTCTCTTTTACTAGAAAGAGTAACCATTAATTCTGGCATAGATAAAGACTCTTCTAGTTCTTTATAGTCTTTCCAAATTCCTAATATAAATACTTCTGCCTCTAGTTTTGCTAAATCAAGATCATCCCAGGTAGAACCACTAGTCTTTGCTTGTTCTTTTACTGGTTCCTCTGATTTTTTATTTATCTTAATACCAGCAGCAATATCTATAACTTTATATATTGTAGGTAGGTCAAGGTTATCTTCTACTGTATTTGCTATTTCTGGATAGTATTGTTTCATACAAATACCGACACATTTTGACAAAACTTCAATAGCCTCATCATCGTCTGAGGCATCCTTGATGCCTTCAAACTCTACCATAAACTCTCTTAAATATTTAATCTTTAATGGGATAATTTCTAATTCTGTTCCATCAATTAAATAAATATTACCTTTACTATATACTTCTGTAGCCATTTTATCTATTCTATCATAGAAAAAACAAAGCCCACCCCCGAAGGGATGGGCCTGTTATTAATCTAAAACTAGATTATGTTGCTGGTGTCCAGGTACGATCTACGATCTTACCATATGAACCAGATGTATCCTCTGGTAGGAGACGGAATGATACTTCAAACATTGAAGCCTCATCACGCTTTGCAGATACTGTTACATTCTCAATTGAGAGTGCACGGTATGCGTTGTATGTGCGCTCTACGTATGCTGATTCCGCACAGTCGCCTGTGCCTGGACCTACAGCAATAATTCCACGCTCTACTGGACATTCGCCAATATCGCCTGCAGAAAGATCAAGTCTCTGTCCGTTAGATGTGCTCTTTGTGCCTGTCAACTGATCAGAGTTGTAAGCAAGTGCAAGAAGAAGGTTCTCAAGTGTTGCTTCAGCAAAAGCCGTTGCCATATTAACTTGCATTCCTTGCTTGTATAACTTAGCAACGTCAAGAAGTTGGTCAACCTGTACTTCGCCGAAGTCTGGTTGGAACTGCAATTCAAGGCCGTTCATTGTATAACCTACGTTAGTAAAATCAGAATCATCAGCGATTGTCTCTCTGTATGACTCGGATGATACATAAGCAGGCAGTGTGCCAGAAGTTAGTGTTGTGTCTGCGACGAAAAACGCTGCAGCACCAACAATAATGTTAGTAGACGTACCACGAGTGTATGCCATATTTTTTCACCTCTACTTTCAATAGAATCTATATTAAGTTGTTGGGGTGTTTCCTCAAAATAAGTATAACAGCATTTTTAAGTGTATGGGTTTTCATAGGCTACCCCGTTGACCGTAATATTGTCTATTGTGTGGTAGTCGTACTCAATAATTAGTTTATTTGCATATACCGTTCTGGCTGAGGCTAGTTCTAGTACATCTCTTGTCTCATCAGCCTGGTAGACACGAAGGTTGTGAAAATAGACATTAAACGGAAGGTTGTCTACTTCAAACTCTGCACACCATGCGTTTACGTCTTGTGCGGCAGAGTCCTCACGATCAAGGGAGTCAGTGATGATTCTGTGAGCATCTGTGATTTTACTTAAATTTGTACAATATAAATAGTAGACCATTTGCTCTCTTTTGTTTCTGTAAAAGGAGTTTGGCCTAAATCTAATTAATCTTTCATACTGAATCAATAGTGGGTCAGATATACCTGGGGCTGCTATGTAGTTTTTAAATACATCTTCTATATTTGTAGGGGTAGTAGGAAATACTGGAACCATTTGCTCTGTACCGCTTAAAATACCAAAACGCTCTAGTTGACCAACAACGTATTGATTAATAAATGTTGGGGGAAATCCTGTTACTAATACATTTTCCATAGTCTTATTCTACCTCAATCTTTGCATTTGTAATCCATTTATACCCAGTAGATACGCCCTTTGGTCTACCCTGCTTTGCACCTGCTGGAAGATTCTTTTTGTATATAACTGGATTGCTTATATAATCAGAGATACCGCTTGCTCTTAAAAATGCTTGAGTAAAGTATCTTGTCATAAATTCATCAAAAATTCTTTCAAAAGATCCTTCAACCTGATTGCCTCCAGGATTTCTTACTGTAACTGGCTTTGAAGTAAAGACAGTCTCTCCACCTTCATAAAATCTTAATACTGAGTTTTTCTTTGGTCGAATAACTACGGGTATTCCATTTTCCATTATTTTTGCTTTATTGTAAAATGGAGTGGTTGCATCTTGCTGTATAGTTCTTGATTGTCTAAAAGTAGAATTAAGAGAAAGCCCTAGGTTGCTAACAGTGTACGTTATGTCAAATAATCTTGCTTGTGGGCTTCCTGTTTGATACCACTCATATACGTGATGTAGTGCTTCTTTATTTGCTCTTGCTTCAACATCTACGTATTGTCCTAGTGCAAAGATAACCCCTCTACCAAGATTATCTAAAAATACTTTTTTACCCTTTTGAGCACCCTCTAAAAAACCCAAAGAGTAGTTAGCAATATTAAGAAGTTCTTTTTCAAAGTTGTTGGTCTGTATGGAGACTCTCACTAGTCACCAACTGTCTGGTTCTCTGTTCTGCGCCAGAGCATTTTATAATATTCTATTTCTCCAAATGGACCAATAAAAGGCTCAAAAGTTCCTATTTCATAGATAGTTCCACGGCCAGTTCTTGGGCCTGCTGTTTCTTTATAAAACACTATATCGCTTGCGCTTCTAATGTTTGTAACTAGTATGTTTGTAATTGCATTTTCTGCATTATTAGAAGATGTTCTTATGTCTGATTTTGATCTTGCAATAAGTTTACCATCATACTGTAAAAATACATCTGGTTTTAATTCTACATCTCCTGCGCCACCTATAGTTGTTGCGTTGCAAATAATAGTTCTATCAAATACCCATTCTTTATTTGCTTGTCCATAATTGTTTTGTGTAATTATTGGATAGTAAATATCTGCTTTCATTGGGTAGATAAAGTCTGTTGCCTCGCACTCAGCCATTATAAAACTCCAGGTGTGCCAAAGTTCGTAATATACTTTTCTAGGATTTTGTCTACTAGGATATTGCCTGTTCCGCTAAGTGCAGACTTGTCAATCTTAATCTTGTATTGGTCTGTAGAATAATCAAGAATATATCTCTTGTGGTATTCCATTTTGCCACATTTAATGTCATCAATAAGCATTGTTGCGGCATCTTGAATATCATAAGGAACTACCTTGTACCCCGTTTCAAGCGAGAATAGATAGTTAAATGTTACTGGAAATGTTACTCCTGCGGCTACTGCTAGTGTTACGGGGCTATCTTCTGTATCGTAAAGATAAATTGAATCTGACTCTCCAAGTGGTACACCCTTTGGTGTTCCAACTGCTCTAACATATGAATCAGTCATTTGCTGATTCCACTCTTTAATAATTGCTGTCTTGTCTTTTGTTAATAGATAACTCCACTCAAACAATGCTGCAGGATCTTGTGTTGAATCCCAGACAAGTTCGTTGTTTTCATATGCCTTTAAAATTTTATATACTCTATCCCAGATGCCAAGATAGTCTGTTCCATTACCATTTGTTTCATACCATGAACGCTCATAGTAGAAGCCTCCTGGAACTATAGAATCAATGATTGCTCGTGCTAAGTTTTCATATTGTAAGTATTGTGCAATTTCTGTTGCTGTAGTAAAGCCTAAACTTTGTGCTAGTTTTGTAGGGTTTACATAAGGACGCATAATTTCTAGATTATCCTCAACAACAAGATCTCCTTCTTCTGGAATTTCAGAGCCAGTTGAATAGACCGCTTCATAAATAGCCAAATAGTAAGACTCGTCATAAGAATTAAACTGGTCTGGAAGAGTGTATTCTAGTTTTGATCCAGCAGTAGAAACAATAGTTTCTGTAACATCATTTACATTTCTTGTGCTTTGATTAATAACAAGAATATAGTCAGTATTTGGTAAAGGCACATCATAAGAGATGGTTAATGGGTATGGTGGTAAACGTAAAATCTGCATTAAATCTTACCGTAATGTCTGGCTACTTCTTTAGGCGATGCTTCACGAACTGCCTTATGATTTAGCCACTTAACGGATGCCTCCTTTGTGACAATGTTATATCCTTTTTCAAGGGCACCCACACCGTTCCAATGAAGATTTCGCTCTGAATACAAAGCCATCTTGTCTGTTGGAAACTCTAGCGCTTCTTTTTGTTCTTTTGATCCTTCTGCTTTTTTTGTTTCTTTTACTTCTTCTACATCTTTTCTTGGTACAAAAGGCAAAATAGCCTCTAGCATTTCTTCTTTTGTGCTTGTTCCATATAGATCAATATTGTTCTTTTTTGCATAGGCTTTTAGTTGTGGTACTGTTTTCTTGCTAAATTTTTCTACTACTTCTACTGTTGTTGCCATCTTATCCTCCACTGCTATTATATCAGAGATAACTTATCTTCTACTTGCTCTCAATGTTTGTGGTCTTCTAATACCGCTTGGTGTTCCAGAAATTGTTATATTATCACCAAATATTGGTGTTGGTATATTTCCTAAAACATTATTTTGTGTAATCATACCACTTGGACCCATTATGATTGCTCCGCCTACCCCGCCTACTGCAATAGCGCCATCACCATCATGTTGATGTGAAACTGTTGGGCTTCCTGGATAAGACATAATGCTCCTTAATTGATAAAGGAGGACAGTTTGACCTGTCCTCCCTATCGTTTAGTTTTTATAAACTATTATGCAGTAGGATCTGATGCTGCGTCTGCATAAGCAACCGCATCAAGTTCTTCCCACTGTAGACCAAAGCGGACGAATACTGTGTATTCAATTGTATCCTTCTTTGGCTTGTATTCACGGTTTACAGTGATATCTCTCTGGAATCCCCAAATACGGTTAGCAGGGAATGTCAAGTCGACATAATCTGCTGGGTAGTAAGGGACTTCTTGTACGTCAATTCCAAGAACACGTGTTGTACGTGCTCCGCCGAATGTCTGTGCCTGTCCATCAAGGTATGCCTGACGGTTGCGCTCTGTACCTGCAGCACGAGGAGCAAATGCTTCTGCGATAGCATCAGCAAGTGTTCCGTTGTTCTTTACGATACCTTGGAATGCATCTGTACCAGCGTAGAACTTTAGGTTCTGCTTTAGTGCACGATACTTACGTGGCATTGCAAGGATAATATCCTGCATTACTTCAGTTGTCCAGTTATCATCAGTAACAGTAACGAGTGCTTCGTGAGCATCGCCATCATTCTCTACCTTGTGTACGAAACCTTCCATGATTGAAAGGAAGTTTCCAGTTGAACCATCGCCATTAATAGCAAGGTCTTCGATATCGTTAGCAAATGCGTTTGTCATCAAGCGAACTAGATGATCTTCAAGCGCTCCGCCTTCAATATTATCTTCAAGTGCTTCTGTAGATACTTCCCAGTCAAGACGAATCTTCTTGGTTGTTAACTCTACCTTTGTAAATGTTGCACCTGCGTTTGTATAATCATTGCTTGCCTGTGCAGCAGCACGGATTACACGCTCACCAACGTTAACTTTTTCAAGTTCCATGGTGTTTGCTCTCATTGTAACTCTACGACCATCTTTGGCGAGAACTGTTGCATCCCACACGTAGTCGATGAAGCGACGAGCCTGTTCTGGAAGTAGAATACCTCCAGGTGTACCAGTTGGATTAATTGCGTTAGGACCGCTGGTTACACCAAAGTTCGCTGTTGCAATATTTCCCATTTCTGCTCCGACATTTGAAGTGGATGGGCTGGTAGCAGTTGCTCCGCCAATATCACCTGATGCGAAAGCACCATCACCTGCGTGTTGGTGGCTTACGGTTGGAGAGCCTGGATAGTTCTTTACGATTTCTTGTTCCGACATATTGTTCACCTCCTAGTGAATAGTACTTATTGGAATAAGTCGGCTGTTTTGAGGAAACGACCGCCCCATAGGGATTTTTGAGTCTTCGTTTCCGAAAACTCCTGTACAATCTCGCCGAGATCGCCAGACTTGCGGAAAGCGGTGTCTTTTTCGACCATATCTACTCGCTTTCCAAACTCATTAAAAGAACCCTTAACTTCTTTTACCTCATTTGATACAGACTTAACTTCACCTGTAACGGCATCAAGGGACTTTGTAATTGCTTCAACAGTGGCCTGCATAGACTTTACTGTTTCTGCTAGATTGCTCAAGGCATTAGTTAGATTTTCATTGATTGAAGAAACTGCTTTAGCAACTTCTTCTGTTGCATTAACAACAGCATCAACTGAATCATTTGCTTCTTCAACAACAGGTGCTTCTTCAGCCTCTGGTGCTGCTTCTGCTGCTGGCTCTGTAGCAGGAGTATCCTCTGCAGGAACTTCTACTGGAGCCTCTTCTACAGCAACTGCTGCAGCCTCTGGAGCAACCTCAACATTTTCAACCAACTCTACTGTTTCAGCACCTAGTGCGTTAACGATTGTTGTTTCTTCTGTCATAGGATTTTCCTCCTCTGTCATCTTAATTGTTCTAATGCCTTTTGCACTATCAACTAAGAACTTTATTTTGTCTGTATTTTCTGAATCTGATTTTTCAACAAAACCAATATTTTTCATAGGCTTACCAGAAGTAGGACTATCTGCTGAATCATCTTCTGACATTAATACAATATCATTCTCTGAATCCCAGAATACGTTTTTAACTTCTGTCTTTGAAAGGTATCCACTAACTGTATTCTTACCGTCTACTTTTTCAATAGAGATAACATTAGCAAATTGGTTTGCTGGATTATCAACTAGTGATAATTCAAACAATTCATACTCTTTAATTATACGCACTGATTTATCAAGTTTTTCATCAAATGTATCATCTGACTTTGTGATGTTGCCACCGATTGAAAAACCAGTTAGTGTGCCATCAAGTACCTTTTCCCAGGTATCCTGTGCACCCTTTGAGACATATGCAGAAACATATACCCCGCTATAAAACTTCTTTGATTGAGGCTCAAAATAGCGATCCTCTTTAAATGAAACAATCTTTCCAACAGCACTTGGCTGGTGCATCTCACGTAGATTTCCACGGAACTTTCTAAATGCTTCTAGGCTTGCCTCTGTTGTAACAATGTCATTTTGCTTGTCAATATTGTCCAATGTTGCAAAACCTGATACAATTCTACGCTCCTGGTCTACCTTGCCGATTGGCATAGAAAAGCGAACATTGTTGCCTTCAGTAATCCAGTGTGCTTTATTTATAATCATGGCAGTATTATTATATCAAACCTTTTTATGGTTTTCTCAACTATTGAGATGATCTTCCTTCTCCTTGTGGATTTCTACCTTCAAGTGTTGCTGTAGAGTCTGAAGAGTTGTTTGTTCTTTCAGCATCCCGTTGACGATTGCCAGCAAGATTTGCTCTTGCATCTGTTGCTTGTCTTGGTGTCATAGAGAACGGAGCATTACCTTCTCCATCTGCTCTTGGCGGCATGTCAATCAATTCACGAGCCTCATCTGGAGTAATAACTTGTGTCTTAACATATCTCTCAATGATTTGTGATTGAGCAATCTCATCTGTAAGTGTAAGTTCATTAAACTTAAGACTAAGAATGTCTGTCTTTTCTTTAATAATCTTATTAATAACCTTTTCAAGTTGTGCCTGTGCTGGACGGGCAACCTGCTCTTTAAAGGTTCTATCCTGTGACATAGCAGCAGCAATAGCGCCTGAATCTGATCCGCCTAGTTTTGAAATAGGAACCTGGTGTGCTACAAGAATATCATCACGATTTTGTTTTCTATATCTTTCAAATGATGCTTCCTGAATTGCAGTTTCAACTGGCTCCATCTTAAACTCAACCTTGTTGTTATCTGTATCACCAGGAAGTGGGATATACAGCGTTCTATGGTTTTGCCCCTTGAGTCCAGACTGAAGGAATCTAAACATTTTGTCTTCTGCATCAGCAGATAGTTTTGCACCCTTGACTGTAATAATATATCTTGGGGCTCCCTTATTTTGGAAGTAGTCTATATTGTATTGAGCAGCAAGTGAATCACCAATTAATGATGATACCGCTGAAATAATGTCAGGAATTCCATAGTATGTGTTTAATGGAGAATATTCCTTGATGTGAATAATTTCATTTGGACGAGTATCTGTTGTCATTGGGTTTGTATTAGTTGCACCAAAGTTGCGGAAGTAAACCACCTTTTGACCAATAATCTGAACAAAGCCATCACGCAGTCTTCTTACACGCACAGTTGTTGATGGGATGTGTCCAATATATCCAATTTCTCCAGTTACTGTTCTACCAACTTCTAAAAATCCATTTCCAGTTGCCTGAAGATCTGTATAAACTTTTTCCATGCTTGTTGTAAATGAGTCATCATCATTAAGAGACTCTAGCCACTCACGCATTTCAAGTTTCATTCTTTCAATTCTGCGACGTGCACGATCTACAGCACCCTGATCATCATTTGTCTCAAAACGTAACATTGTTCTATCTGTAATATCAAAGCGGTATCCAAGACCAACAACGTTTTCTACCTTTGCATCAATAGCAGCATGATTTGCAAAAGATGTGTCATAGTAACTTGCCAACTCATACATGTTGTATGGTGGTGTAATTACATCAAATAGACCGTATCCATTTCTGTATACCGTTCCAGGATTAATCTGCTTTGATTCTGCACCGTCTCCAGCAGGAACCGCATTTGCAGAATTTAAATATTGTGTTGAAGGCTCTACTGAATTGTATGCATATGTTGCCTTAGAAACTGTTCTTGAGGTTCTACGTTTAAAGTTTTGATCAATGCCAACATAGTCTTTTAAGATTGTCCAGTCTTTTCCAAATGGATCTTGTGTCTTAAATAGATTCTCAGACTCTTCTTGAGTTCTGATACTTGCTTGAATATAATCGTAATCTTCGCTCATGCTTCGTACGCATCTCTTCCATGTTTGTTCATTGTGTCTTGGGCTGCTTTCCATGCACCTAGATCGTTCATTGAAGGAATAAGTCCGTTCATCATTCTATCTAGTTGCTCTGAGTGCTCTTCTTCGCTAACTCTGGTAAGTCCAGGAACAAAGACAGCCTCTCCCTCTCCATCATCACCATAGTGCTTTGCAGCATTTTTAAGTTTAGTAATTTGTAGAATATCTCCACGAGTAGACTCAATGTTTAAGATATTGCCTTCTCCGTCGGTAAACCATTTGCCATCTGACTTCTTATAAACATAAAGTCCCCAATTGTATTTCTTTTCAATGACCTGTCTACGGACATTACTTACAATAGGCTTACCAGTTTTTGGACTAATTAATGGATTCATGTACTAAAGTATACCAGATTAGACTGGGGTTCCGAGTCTAATAGTCCATGTTGTGTCATTATAGACCTTAAGTTTCTCTGCATCGAACACCATGCCCTCTTCATCATCAATAATAATCTTATTTGTTCCAATATATGTTTTATAAACGTCAGAAGGTAGAACTCCATATAGATCTGAGGCAGAAATAACAAGAACTCCTTCCCAATTAAAACTATTAAGCCAGAATTCCCAGTCAAAACTTGTAATACCGTCAGTTTGAACCTTAAGCCACGGTCTAAGAAGATTACTCTGAACCTGCTGTAGATTATTTGCTTGGTAGAAGGCAATATTATTAAATACAAGAGGACCAGTCAAATTAATAGAGCCAAGGTATAGGTCAAAACTTAAAGCACTTGCAAATGCAATTCCTAGAACACCCCATTCTTTAATTGTTAATACTGGCTCTCTTACGATTGATCCATTTAGGAAATAAGATATGCCATTGTATAAACTATTAGTTGTTTGGCTCATAGCATATATTCTTGCTCTTGTACCTTCTGGATTATCTGCAACCATGTAAAACTTAATTGTGTCTGCCTTGTAATTTATCTCAAAGATTTCGGTTGGAGTAATAGGGAATGCATCTTGGTCATAGCGCATCCAAACTTGCGTAGCACTTATTCTATAATTATCTGCAATATTTTGGTTAACTGGAATTGACATTCCGCGACTTACGAATGGGTCAAAACTTCCACGTACCTCTACGCCAGAACTTCTATTTAGATATAAATATGGAGTGCTTCCTTTATAAATGCTAAATGGGTTCTTTGCCTTATAGTCATAGTATAGTCCAGACCTTGTATATGGGAACATGTTGATACCAAATCTAGTGCCGACTGGATTAAACGAGTTGTCGTTAAATGCTTGAGATGCAAGTTCTAGTCTTCTTAACTGAATAGGCTTCTTTAAGATGCCACGAATATTAAAATCAAGATGATATACCAAAGCAAGATCATTAAAGTCAACAGTCTTTGTTGGATAAATTAAAGTATTGTCTACTACTTCAAACTTTGTTGATAGCCAATCTGGGTATTCGTCCATATCAATAATTGCTCCCTCTCTTGCTGGAAGCACGGTTGTAAAATCTTCTTGTGGCGCATTGGCACCTGTTTCAATATACTGAAAAGTTATATAACTTCTAATAGATGCATCTGATGTATCATACTCATAATACTTTTCTGCTCTTTGAGCCATGTCCTCATAGTTATTCCAGCCAGTAAATAGGTTATTATCTAATTGTAAATAGGTTCTTTGTACTGGATGAGAGTACTCTTCTTTTAGTTCTTCATATGTCCAAGAACTGGTTG